CCCGCCTGTCACCGAGGTTAAAGCCTCGGCGACAGGGCGTGTGATGGCGATGTCCGGTGCGGGTCGGGTTGCTTGGTCGCCGCGTGATGTGGTGTCGCTGACAAAGGTTGGGTTTAACGGCAATCCGATCGGGTTTCGCGTGGTCAAAATGATTGCCGAAGCCGCCGCTGCGATGCCTGTTATCGTACAGGACGGGGCCCGTCGCTATGACACGCATCCGGTGCAGGCACTGCTCGCGCGTCCCAATGCGGGGCAGGGCCGTGCGGAACTGCTTGAGGCGCTGTTCGGGCAGGTTTTGTTGACGGGCAATGGCTATCTGGAGGCAGTGGGCGACGAAGGGCTGCCGGTGGAAATGCACGTGCTGCGCTCTGACCGGATGTCGGTCGTGCCCGGCGCGGACGGCTGGCCCGTGGGCTATGAATACGCGGTCAGCGGGCGCAAACATCGCTTTGCTGTGACCGACGATCAAAGCCCGATCTGCCACATCAAAAGCTTTCATCCGCAAGATGATCACTACGGGTTTTCAGCACTCCAGGCCGCAGCTTCGGCGATTGATGTGCACAATTCTGCGTCGCGCTGGTCTAAGGCGTTGCTAGATAACGCAGCGCGGCCTTCTGGGGCCATTGTGTATCGCGGTGCGGACGGGCAATCGTCGCTGTCGAATGATCAATACGATCGCTTGTTGGAGGAAATGGAAACCCAGCATCAGGGTGCCCGCAATGCGGGTCGTCCGATGTTGCTAGAGGGCGGTCTGGATTGGAAACCAATGGGGTTTTCACCCTCTGACATGGAGTTCCAGAAAACCAAAGAGGCGGCAGCCCGCGAGATTGCGATTGCTTTTGGCGTGCCGCCGATGATGTTGGGTATTCCGGGTGATGCGACATATGCCAATTATCAAGAGGCTAACCGCGCATTTTACCGTCTGACGGTGTTGCCTTTGGCCACACGGGTGCTGAGTTCGATCGCGGTCTGGCTGTCCGATTATGCGGACGAAGAGGTCGCTTTGCGTCCTGACTTGGATCAGATCCCGGCCTTGTCGACAGAGCGTGATGCCCAATGGCGGCGCGTGTCAGAATCAGCATTTCTGACCGATGCCGAAAAGCGCAACTTGCTTGGCTTGCCTGCGTTGGAGGTTGGGGATGGATAGAAAAATCGTCAATATGAAAGCCAGGCCTCAAATGACAGAGCCACCTCCGGTGTCGCATTACTGGTTTGCCCAAGTTGACGTCCGGTTGGCCCGGATCGAGTTCATGGTGACGCGATTGGAACGTCAGATTTGGCTCATTGTGGGCGGCTGCGCCGGACTACTCATCTTCGAAATTGTAAAAGCGCTGAGCGGGAGATCCCTATGAATTTAGAACATAAGTTCTGCACAATTGGTACCGACGTGACCGTCACGGATGGCACCACGATCAGTGGCTATGCGTCGCTGTTCGGGGCTGCCGATCAGGGCGGTGATACCGTGCAACGGGGTGCCTACGGTGCCTCACTTGCCAAAGGGCGCGGCGTCAAGATGTTGTGGCAGCATGACCCGACCCAGCCGATAGGTGTTTGGGATGAGGTCCGCGAAGACGACAAGGGCCTTTGGGTCAAAGGCCGTCTGTTGACCGATGTCGCCAAAGGCCGCGAGGCGGCGTCCCTGATTGCGGCGCGTGCGATTGATGGGCTGTCCATCGGCTACCGCACGGTTAAAGCCAGCAAAGACCCCAATGGCGGGCGTTTGTTGGCAGAACTGGAGCTTTGGGAAGTGTCATTGGTTACATTCCCGATGCTTCCCGATGCGCGTGTGGGAGCTAAGGGTGATGATCCTGCGGCGACTGCGATGCGCGAAATGGCCGCTGCATTCGAGGGCGCCCGCCAAGTGATGGCGCGGGACTAACCCCGCCCGAACCACGATCAAAAGGACTGATCAATGACCAAAACCGAGAGCAATTCTCGGGTCGGGGAAGATGTGTCCCCAGCCCAAGCACTGAATACCGCAATTTCCGGTTTCATGAGCGACTTCAAAGACTTTTCCCACGGCGTGAATGCCAAACTTCAAAAACAGGATGACCGGATGAACAAGCTGGACCGAAAGACAATGATCACCACACGCACTGCATTGGCACAGACCGCCCATCAGGATGCGCCGCATCAAAAGGCCTTTGCTGCTTACCTGCGTTCTGGCGATGACGACGGGCTGCGCGGATTGGAGATGGAAGGCAAAGCATTGGGGACTTCGATTGCGGCTGACGGCGGCTATCTGGTTGATCCGCAGACGGCTGACACGATCCAGAGCACGCTGTCATCAACGGCGTCGATCCGTGCAATCGCCAGCGTCGTGAACGTTGATGCAACGTCGTATGACGTGTTGGTTGACCATTCTGAAATGGGCGCAGGCTGGGCTACCGAAACCAGCGCAGTGTCCGAGACAACGACCCCGCAGATCGAACGCATCAGCATTCCGTTGCACGAACTATCGGCCCTTCCCAAAGCATCGCAACGCCTGCTTGACGACAGTGCATTCGACATCGAAGGCTGGTTGGCTGGCCGTATCGCGGACAAGTTCGCCCGTTCCGAGGCGATGGCCTTTATCAGCGGCGATGGCATCGACAAGCCCAAGGGCATGCTGACCTATCCTAACGTTGACAACGACGCGTGGACCTGGGGCAGCCTTGGCTATGTCCCGTCCGAGACACCCGGCGGCATTACCCGCGCTGATCCGATTGTGGATCTGGTTTATGCGCTGGGTGCGGAATACCGCGCCAATGCGACCTTTGTGATGAATTCCAAGACTGCGGGTCATATCCGCAAGCTCAAGGATAATGACGGTCGTTTTGTCTGGGTTGACGGTTTGGCGATGGGCGAGCCTGCGCGTTTGATGGGCTACCGCGTTCTGATTGCCGAAGACATGCCCGACATTGCCGATAATGCAACCGCGATTGCCTTTGGTGATTTCAACGCAGGCTACACCGTGGCCGAACGCCCTGATCTGCGCGTGTTGCGTGATCCGTTCTCTGCCAAGCCGCATGTCCTGTTTTACGCGACAAAGCGTGTTGGCGGTGCTGTCAGCGACTTTTCGGCGATCAAGCTGATGAAGTTCGCAGCAAGCTAAACCCTTGCTGTGATCCGGGGTGCTGCACGCCATGTGCGGCATCCCAGCCCGGGCGCATGCCTTAGACAGTCCTTCGCATTGTCTAGCAGTTCCCTTCCGTCCGAGTGATGCGGAGGACGAATGCGCCCGGGACCCAACCGCACACTGAATTTCGGAGCTATTCCATGATGTTAGTCGAAGAGACCACCGTGCCCCTGTCGGCGCTTCCGGTCGCTCAATTCAAAGACCATTTGCGCCTGGGATCGGGGTTTTCCGACGATGGAATTCAGGACGGTCTGCTAATCGGTCATCTGCGCGCCAGCATGGCCACGATTGAGGCGCGGACGGGCAAGATAATGATTGAACGCGAATTTAGCTGGACGCTGACCGTGTGGCGCGATGCGCATAGGCAGCCTTTGCCATTGTCTCCGGTCAGTGCGATTTCAGCGATCACCGTGACCGATCAAACAGGTGTTGAGCGTGTCATTGATGCAGACCAGTGGTATCTGGAACCTGATCTACAACGCCCCAGCTTGATGCCTGTGGGGACGTTTCTGCCCAACATCGGGCAAGGGGCGTCGGTCAAGATCGGGATGCTCGCAGGGTTTGGCCCCGAATGGGACGATCTGCCCGCTGATCTGGCGCAAGCCGTGCTGATGCTGGCTGCGCATTTCTACGAATACCGCTTTGATATCGCACAATCTGCACCACCGTTGCCCGTTGGTGTGCTGGCGCTGATTGAGCGCTACCGCACCGTGCGGATGTTCATGGGGGGGAGGGTATGACCACGCCGCAATTGAACCGATCCTTGGTTTTGGAAGGCGCCGTTAAGATGGCTGATGGTGCAGGGGGCTATACCCGCATTTGGGAACCGTTGGGTGTTGTCTGGGCCGAACTAAAGGCAGGCACTGGCCGTGAAGTTGGTGTGGCGGCGACTGCTGTGTCGCGTGTGCCTTACCGGATCACCGTGCGTGCAGCGCCCTATGGTGCCCCATCGCGCCCTGCGGCAGGTCAGCGGTTCCGTGATGGCACCCGCATCTTCAACATCAACGCGGTGGCCGAAAAAGGCGTGCATGCGCAGTTCCTGACCTGTCACGTGGACGAAGAGGTGGCCGCATGAGCTATGGTGTTTCAGCCGCTTTGCAGCGCGCGGTCTTTGCGCAGTTGACGGGGGATGCCCCACTGTCTGCTTTGGTTGGCCCCGCAATCTATGATGCAATGCCTACGGGAACTTTACCGCCCCTCTATGTGGTCTTGGGGTCTGAGGATGTACGTGATGCGTCAGACAAAACGGGCGCCGGCGCAGAGCATAGTTTCACCGTCTCACTCGTCACCGAAAGTGCGGGATTTGCGACCGCGAAAGAGGCCGCCGCTGCCGTCAGTGACGCGCTGGTAGGTGCCCCGCTGATCCTTGATCGCGGCAGTCTGGTTTCGCTGAATTTCTACAAGGCCAAGGCCGCCCGTGTTGGCACGGGGTCCATGCGCCAGATCAACATGATTTTTCGTGCCCGCGTGGCGGATGACACGTAACCGACCCTCATTTTTATAAGGAGTACGCGGCATGGCTGCACAAAATGGCAAGGACCTTTTGGTCAAGATCGACATGACCGGCGACGGCCTGTTTGAAACGGCGGCGGGGCTGCGGGCGACGCGCTTTAGCCTCAACGCTGAAACGGTCGATGTAACCAGTTTGGAAAGCATTGGCGGCTGGCGTGAGCTGTTGGGTGGGGCGGGTGTGAAAATGGCTGCGATCTCGGGCTCTGGCGTGTTCAAGGACGCGGATACGGACGAACGTGCGCGCCAGATTTTCTTTGATGGGGAAACCCCCGATTTTCAGGTGATTGTGCCCGGCTTTGGAACCATCGAAGGCCCGTTCCAGATCACGTCGATTGAATACGCAGGATCGCATAATGGCGAGGCTACATATGACTTGTCGCTCGCCTCTGCGGGGGCGCTGAACTTTGTGGCGTTGATCTGATGGCGAACCCTTGGACCGGAGAGGTGGCGATTATCATTGATGGCGTCAGCCACGATTGCAAACTGACACTGGGTGCGCTGGCAGAACTGGAAAGCAGCCTTTGCACGGGCTCCCTCGTCGAGATGATCCGACGGTTCGAGGGTGGTGCCTTTTCGGGGGCCGATGTCATGGCGGTGGTCGTGGCAGGTCTGCGTGGTGGCGGGTGGCAAGGTAGTGCTGCTGATTTGCTGACCGCCGAGATCGCAGGTGGCCCGATTGGGGCTGCCAAAGCAGCAGCATTGCTGCTCGCCCGCGCCTTCGAGACACCGGAGTAACGCGGATGGATTGGCGCGGGTTGATGCACGCGGGGCTGCACCAGTTGCACCTGAATCCTGCGGATTTTTGGGCGCTGACGCCTGCGGAACTGCAGATGATGCTGGGTGTCTGCGGCGGTGTGGCCCCGATGGTCCGTGGACAGCTTGATGCGTTGCTGCGCGATTTCCCCGATATGACAAAGGACGAACACGATGGATGAGATCGACAAAATCGATGCCCTGGAAAGTGATGTTTCCGCGCTGGAACGCACCTTGGGGGATACGGCCCAAGTGACTGCAGCCTTTGAGGGGCAATTGCGTGATATGCAAGGAACGATGGTCGAGACAACGCGCGATCTGGGCAATCTGGAACGCGGTTTTTCGCGGGGCTTGCGCACTGCCTTTGACGGATTGGTACTGGACGGGCGCAGCCTAACCGACGTGCTGGGTGGGTTGGCCGAAAAAATGGCAAGCACCGCATACGGGGCGGCGATCAATCCGGTAACCAATCACTTTGGCGGGATGCTGTCGGACGGTTTGAACGCGGTCGTGTCGGGCATGATGCCGTTCGCTGATGGCGGATCGTTTTCGCAAGGGCGCGTGATGCCTTTTGCCAAAGGCGGCGTTGTCAGCGGCCCGACCACGTTCCCGATGCGCGGCGGCACAGGGCTAATGGGCGAGGCAGGGCCAGAGGCGATTATGCCGTTGGCACGCGGTCCCGACGGCAGTCTGGGTGTGCGTGGCGGTGGCGGCGGTGCCGTAACGGTCAATATGAACATTTCCTCGCCTGATGTCACTGGTTTCCAGCGCAGCCGCGGCCAAATCGCCACCCAAATGGCGCGCGCCTTGGGCCGCAGCCAGCGTTACCGCTAGGAGCAAAAAATGACATTTCATGATGTGAGATTCCCCACTTCGCTTAGTTTTGGCGCACTCGGGGGACCAGAACGACGCACAGAGATTGCGACGCTCGCCAACGGTTTTGAAGAACGCAACACGCCGTGGGCGCATGCGCGTCGTCGCTATGACGCGGGGATGGGGCTGCGGTCACTGGATGACGTGGCGCTGCTAATCGCGTTTTTCGAGGCACGAAAGGGCCAGCTAATTGGTTTTCGCTGGAAAGATTGGGCTGATTTCCAGTCCTGCGCACCATCCAAAGCGATTGATGCAGGTGACCAGTTGATCGCCGTCGGTGACGAACAGACAACGCAATTCCAATTGATTAAGACCTATCGGTCGGGCGACGTGGAATATGCGCGCCCCATCGTAAAGCCTGTTGCAGGATCCGTCTTTGTCTCGGTTGGCGGCGTGCCTGTGCGGGACGGGGGTGACTACACGCTAGATACCAAGACAGGCATTCTGACTTTCGCAACTGCGCCCGATCTTGGGGCCGAGGTCCGCGCAGGCTTTGAGTTTGACGTGCCAGTCCGCTTTGACACTGACGCGATCATGACCTCGATCTCGAATTTCCAGGCAGGCGAAGTACCTGACGTGCCAGTGCTGGAGATCCGGTTATGAGCACTGCTGATCTGAATGCACACCTGCAAACCGGCACGACGCATACGTGTCTGTGCTGGTCCGTGACACGGCGCGACGGAGTGGCCCTTGGCTTTACCGATCACGACCGCAGTTTGGCATTTGAAGGCATGATTTTTCAGCCCGAAGGCGGCATGACTGCGCGCGCTTTGGCCAGCAGTGTCGGGCTTTCGGTGAACAACACCGCAGCGCTGGGTGTTTTATCCGCCGATGCGATCACTGAACGCGATATTCATGCAGGGCGCTATGACGGGGCCGTTGTTGTCACATGGCGCGTGCAATGGGATGACGTGCGCGCACGCCAGATCCAGTTTCGCGGCACGATGGGCGAGATCACGCGCGGGGCAGGCGGTTTCGAGGCTGAACTGCATGGCCTGACCGACGCGCTGAACCAACCGCAGGGGCGGTCGTTTCTTAAAAGTTGTAGTGCCGTGTTGGGGGATGGGCGTTGCGGCTTTGATGTGCGTGATCCGGCGTTCAGTCTAGAGCATGTTTTGACGGCAGATTTGGATGGGCAGGACTTGGTACTGGAAGGTGCGGCCGCTTTTCACGAAGGTTGGTTTGAAAACGGGATTTGCACGGTTTTATCCGGTGCGGCCGCAGGTCTGATCGGGGCGATCAAGTCGGACGTGTTGGACGGTAAAACCCGCATTCTAACGCTTTGGTCGCAGTTTCCGTTGCCCTTGCAAGCTGGAGATAGAATCCGTGTTGTTGCTGGTTGCGATAAGAACGCCCAAACCTGCATCGCAAAGTTCGACAACCTGCTGAATTTCCAAGGTTTCCCCGATATCCCCGGTGAAGATTGGTTGGTCAGCGTGCCGCGTGCAAATCAGACGAACACAGGCGGAAGTCTGCGCCGATGAGCACTGATATTATTGCCCATGCACGGTCTTGGATCGGCACACCATACCTGCATCAAGCAGCTATGCAGGGTGTTGGCTGCGACTGTGCGGGGTTGATCCGTGGCATATGGCGCACGGTTTACGGGTCTGAAATTGTGGGTATTCCGGCCTACACGCCCGATTGGGCGGAACCCCAAAACGATGAATATCTGTTGAAAACCGTGGCGCGGTTGTTTCACCGCGTTGATGACGGACCGCTCAAACATGGCCAGTTGCTAGTGTTTCGGATGCGGCGCGGCCTCATCGCGAAACATCTGGGGCTGGTAGCCACTGATGGCGCATCCCCGTCGTTTATTCACGCCTACAGCGGGCACGGCGTTGTCGAAAGCCCGTTATCTGCCCCGTGGCAGCGCAAGATCGCTGCCCGATTTGTATTTGATCTAGGAGACTAACCAATGGCGACGATTGCGCTTTCTGTGGTGGGCATGGCCCTTGGTGGGGCGGTTGGCGGCTCTGTGATGGGGTTGTCGATGGCGACG